CTTCAAGACATTCGTGGATCGTCGATACGAAATGATCTGGAACGCCGAGCTATGGCGCGAGTCGCTTGGGACGGTAAGCCAGACAGTAGCGTCCGGAACAGACACGGTATCATTATCCACAACGATGGATTTCCCCGTTTCCGCGTATTGGGATGAACGCGAGATCACTCCGGTCGATTACCAGCGGGTGTTTCAAATGAATCCGGCGCTGCTTGCGGAGACTGGCACGCCCACCGATTTTATTGTACTGCCGAAAGTCACCGGCCCCAGTGGCACGTACTCGCAGATCAAGCTGCTCCGCATACCGGATAACAGTAAGACGTTACTGGTTCTGGGCAAGAAATACGCCACTCCGTTGGGAGACAACGACAGCCCTACACTGAGCGGCATTGACAATACGCTTGTGGCGTTCGTGGAGGCTGATGCACTGGAGTATTTGCAGCAGTACGCCAAAGCGCAAGCGAAGTTGCAGGAGGCTGGGGCGCATTTGCAGTTGATGCGCGATATGGAGAAGAACCAGAGCGCACGGGTTCAGCAGTTGGTTCCGGACATTGAGTCGGTATGGGGCCGTAATGATTTCAACTAATGCCGCGATACGCTTCCAACCTACTGGATGAGCCACTGGTGTTCGACAGTTCGATTTCGTTCATCGGTGGTCAAGTCAGTGGTGTCCGGCCCAATCTGCTGAACAAAGACCAGTTCAGTGATGGCAAAAACGTGGACGTTGACACGTTCGGCACGGTGGTCACCCGCAAGGGTACGGTAAAATTTCCATCGACCGCCCACTCAACGAACATACAGGGGTTAACATATTACGATAACCCAACAGCCGTTAAAGAGCGGTTAATAAGTGCGACTGGCGGCAACTTGTACCGCTGCGACGAGGATGAGAGTAGCTGGACGCAGTTGACGGGCGTGAAAAGCACTGTTCATGCCACGAACCAAGTGGATTTTGTTCAACTGGTGGATCAGATGTTCGTGGCTGACGGCAGCAGCGTGATGCGAATGATCACGAATGACGAGAACAGCACGGTTCCAAGTGAACACGGTCTGGCGTTTACCAGCATCACTTCACACACCAACCGGCTATTTGGTTTCGGGGTAGCGAATGAACCCGACGACGCATTGTGGGCATCTGATGTGCTGGACGGGACGGTGTGGAACACCACTTCCAACCAGATCAGAATAGGTGGACACAGTGGCGACCCAATCCGCGCACTGCATTCATGGCACAATTTCAATCTCCTGGTTTTTAAGGAGCGAAGCGTTTACATCGTCAACACTGACCCATCGCTATTGCTGGCGGCGAACTGGTGGATCAAGAAAGTGAGCGACCGCGTTGGTTGCATTGCGCGTCGCACGGTGGCTCAAGTGGGTGGTGACTGCTTCTTCTTGTCTCGCTTTGGTGTGATGAGTGTTGGGCAAATCATGGAAGGGGCGCAGACCATTGTTGAGCCACAGCCCATAAGCACACCAATCCGCGACTGGATTGATAAAATCAATTGGTCGAAAGCTCACACGTCGTGCGCCACATTCTGGGGGAATCGCTATTTATTGTCTGTTCCGATTGGCGGGTCGGAGACTCCGAATTACACATTTGTGTTTAACACGGTGACGCGATCATGGACGGGTTACTGGACGAACTGGACGCCCACGGTTTTTGCTGAGTCGGCATTTGCCGGTGATTTGCGGATGCACTTTGGCCAAACGGACGGCAAGGTGCTGAAATGGCTGGAATATATTTCACCGGATGATGAGACGGCGAACACCTACAAAGATGACGGCAGCGTCTATCCGAGCCACGTCAAGACTCGCTCGTTCGTATTCCGCGAGCAAATGAACGACAAAATTGGACGCAACGCCGAGTTTGAATTTCACAAAAGTCGAGCAGCCGTGGACGTGTATCAGACGCGGGATGACACCAGCAGCGAGCAGCGACTTAACTCATCCAGTATTGACACGTCGGCTGGCGGCGGGATCACGCTGCCGGAATCATTGCCGTGGGTCTTTGGCTCTGTCTCGGTGACCCGCAAGGCATTTAGCACACTGGCGAAAGGCACGTTCAATGAGGTTCAGTACCGGATTGCGACTGACGAAGACAAAATGCAACTACGGGGCGTGAAAGCGAGCGCCATAGTCATGGGGCTGGACGCCGAAAAACGATAGTAAGACGATGGGTAAGACTTTCAAATATGGAACTGATAGACCAAATGGTGGTCGTAAGACCGCTGCGAGACAGAGACGAGTTGGTTCGGCTAAACGTGGAAGCAAATTGGGACGATCACGTTCCCATTTTGCCGACTCATGTTTTCGAGAAAGCGGGGGAACTGGCGGGGTATGCCAGCGTGGGGGCGTTGACCCCAATCAACACATGGTTTCATACTAAACGAATGAAAGCGCGAGATAGCATAGTGGCGATTAGTTCGCTGGAGAATATGGTACGGTGTAACGGCGGCAACGGACTGATTGTCCCGCTGTCGGACAAATCCCCGTTTCTGCCGGTAATGGATCGACTGGGTTTTGCCAACATCGGACGGGCGAATCTGCTAACGAAAGTATTTTAGATTATGGGCTGTCAAGACGAACCAGATTACGCCGCCGCAGCGCGGGAAGCGAATGTTTCAGACATTGAAACGCTAGAAGCCAGAAAGAAACTCGACCGATTTGCGCGGCTAGGCGAGAAGGGCTTTGTCGAATACAAAGACAAGCACGGCAAATCCCAAGTTGAGCACGTGGATTTCACCGGCATCGGCGACATCGACTTGTCCCGTGCTAATCTGGATTACTATCTCGAATCTGCGGGTAAGATTAGCGAGGGGATGCTGGAACAATCGGAAAAATACGGTGTCCGGTTTGTCGAACAGCGCCGTAAAGAATTAGAAGCAGCCGATCCAGAGGGGTTTGAGATGCGCCAAGAAATGGGACGGCGCATCATGGAAGGCGGGGAGAAGCACTTCATGGCAGCAGCGAAAGGGGCCATGCACGGGGCGCGTGGTAGTCAGGCCGCTCGCGGAAATTTGTTTGGCAACGCGCCCAGTATGCAAGAAGCGATGGCTGTCGGCGATGTTGGTTACCGGATGTACCAGCAAGACTTGGCCAACATGGGATCGTACGGAGCCGGTGTCGCACCCACGGCGCAGTTTGGTGCGTTAAGCGGGGCGCAGCAAGGGGCTAGTCCGTTTCAAGGGCAGAACATAATGCAGACCGGAGTCGGCGCAATGAGTAACGCCCAGCACGGACAAGCGACTGGCAGTATTTACCAGCAGCAATCACAGATGGCACAGCAGGGGAGTCCGTGGAGCCAGATCGGCGGCATGGCTGCTGGGCTTGGACTGACGGCATTGACTGGTGGTGCGGCTGGCATGGCTGGTGGAATTGGATTTGGTAAAGGAGTGAGCAACATGTTCGGTGTTACACCGACTGCGTAAAATGGCTAATTTTTCAAGCGGACTACAGATGGGCATGGGGCTGGCGCGTGACGTGCGTTCAGCCAACATGGCGGCGGCAGAGCGGCGTGAGCGGAGCAAGTACCGCAAGAGTGCGGAAGCGCGAGCCGAAAGCGCGGAGAAGCGTGCCGAAAGCGGGGAAGCCAGAGCCGTCAGCGCGGAGAAGCGTGCTGTAGATCTCAACAAATCGCGCATCAAATCTCTGAAGCAGGGGATGAGGCGTGGTAGAAAAGCTGATAAGCGTTCGGGGAGAGAGTTGGAGATGAAAGAGAGTGCGGAGAAGCGTGCTGTAGCTGAAAGCGCTCAACGAGTTGCGTACAACAAACAAAGGCAGGAAGACGCAAAGAACCCGATAATAACTGCTCTGGATCATAACGTCGGGGCTTTAGAGAAATACAGCAAAATGCATAGTGCTTTTGAAGCACGCAACGCTGACAAGATGGGGCCGTTAAACGCAGCAATTGTCGTGGCTGAAAGAACCAGTTCCCCCGATCTTCCCAATTTGTTGGCGATGCGCGATAAGATGGTGTCAGAGCATAAAGATTTAAAACATGGACTAGAGCAGTCGTTTATGGCCGCGAGTAATCGGCCATATGAAGGCAAGTGGAGTATACGTCCACAATTCAATTGGGATGGCGGGGTCGATTATGGCTTGCAGTTTGAAGGCGGTAGTCAATCGGAAGCGGTAGCGGCCATGAATGCTATTAAAGGAATGGGTAGTAATGTCGGCGCGTCAGCCGGAGCAGCCCCAGCAAACCAAGCCAAAGCAGTTGATCCGAACGATCCTGGTGGAATTAGACGGCCAACCGCTCCATGAGCGACACTATACGTGACATACGAGCAGCTTATCCCGCTTACGACGACATGTCGGATGAGGAGTTGACGCTCGCTTGGGGAGAAAAATATCCTGTTTATCTTGGTCAAGACGCCGAGTTCAAAGAAGATTTCGAGTCGTACAGCGCCGACAATAATTCCGACGACACGACTTACGGCATGATCCGCAACGCTTGGTTGCGCGGCCAGAACCAAGCCACGACAGCCGACGTGCTGGTGGGAGAAACGGGTGGTGGCAAGTGGAGTGACGAAGACCGCGTCGCGGAGATGGCGCACGCGAACAAGCGCTCGCAGATGTTGAAGGGGAGTCCGGCGTACCAAGAATTTGCAGCCGCGCCGGAAGAAGAAAAGATCGGGCGCTTCTTCCGCGACCCGTTTGAGATCACCAGCCAAGTTCTTATTGAATCGTTAAGCGCCCAGATTGGGTACGGGCGCGTCCGTGTTCCGGCGGCTACTGGGGCTGGCATGGTGATTGGCGCAATCTCACCCGACCCGTTTACGACAGCGTTCGGCGCTAGTGCTGGATTCGTGGCTGGCAATATAACCACCACGCTTGGCTTATCGTATGGCTCCAAGTTCAACGAGATGCTGCAAGGCGAGGGGGTGGACATCACCAATCCGGAAGCGATCAGATCAGCGATGGGTGATCCGGAGTTCGTCAGCCGCGCACGAAACAAGTCGTTGAAGTACGGCATACCAATTGCAGTTGTCGATGCTATCACGATGAAGCTGGGCGGCTTGATTACCGGATCGGGACGCAAGTTGCTGACAGAGTCTGTTGGTGGCGCTGCCGGTGAAGCTGCCGGACAATTAGCGTCGGAGGGAGAGATTACGTCACCGTCAGAAGTGTTGATCGAAGGCGTTGCAGAATTTGGCCCAGGAGCGGTGCAGCAAGCTGGCATGTCGGGGATCAATTTGTTGAAAGACAAAAACGTCCAGAAAGATTTAAAGAAAGCACAAGAAGATTCAGACGCCATCAAGAACAAGCGCGAGCAGACGGTGTTGAGCGCGTTCTTGGATGACATGAAAAAGAGGCAAGAAGAAACTGCCGCCCAGCCAACCACCGACACGACACAATCGATTGATGTGCAGGACAATCTGGTGGTGACAAATGCCGGAGCCAATGCTGGTGAGA